ATGAAGCACTAATGAGTCTTCATCAGATTCTTCCTAAGTTTCAAAAGGAAAATAAACTTCAAAAAGTTCAATGCATTGTGCTGACTGATGGTGAGGCAAATTATCCTCCCTATCACGTAGAAATCAAGCGTGGATATGATTCTGATTCTTACATTGGCACTCGTGGTATTAATCCAGATAAAACTTTTCTTCGGGATCGTAAACTTGGCATCACCTATAAGTTTGATTATGGGTATCATCAATTTACTGAGGTTCTTCTTCGCAATTTGAAAGATAAGTTTTCTTCAGTAAACTTTATTGGTATTCGTGTCTTTGAAGGACGTAGTGTTAATCGTTTTATCAATCTTTATCATAATCAAAGTGATAAGCAATATGAAGTGATTCAAAATGATTGGAAGAAACTGAAAAGTTTTATCATCACCAACTCTGGATATGATGCTTATTTTGGACTTTCTTCTTCTGCACTTTCTCAAGATGCAGAGTTTGATGTTGCTGATGATGCTACTAAATCTCAAATCAAATCTGCTTTTGTCAAATCTCTAAAAACTAAAAAATTGAATAAAAAGGTTCTTGGGGAGTTTATTTCTCTTGTTGTCTAAATATCTAAAAAGTATCTGCTCATATGAAAACCTTTAAGGAATTTATGATAGAGTGTCATTCTATTCAAGAAACCTCTCTTACTCGTGTAATGAGAAAGTCTCAAAAAGGTGGAATGGCAATTATGTCTGCTCAAAGAGGAGACAAATCTAAAGCAGAAAATAAAGCACGTTCAAAACAACTTGAAAGGGATGTGAGGGGTGCTGGTCTTCCTGGACCTACTAAAGTTGCTGGTAGATACACCGAAAATCCTGGAACTCCTCAAGAAAAAAAAGTAGGGGAGAAATCTCATATTATTACTCCTGGTAAAAAAGGTAAGAGAAAGTTTAAAAAAGCAATTGAAAAACTTGGTAAAAAGTATAATCAGGATTCTGTTCTGATTCAACGTAAACCTGGTGGAAGTTCTACTTTAAAAGGAACTTCTAAAACATCTTGGCCTGGACAGGGAAAGAATGTTAGAATAGGAAGTATGAAACCAGGTAGAACTGGTGAATTTGATACCAAAGTTAAGAACAAAACATTTACAGTTGAGGATTAAAATGAAATCCAAATTCCCACTTGAGCACGTAGTTAAGTACGATACCAAAGAAGTTTGGGTGCTATGTCAAAGTTCAATTACTGCTATGGGCGTCCCTGCTATGGTTGAAAGATATTATCCGGGGTATAAAGGACATTGTGGTAGTAAAGAGTATCTTGAGAAACTCAAGAGTCAGTTCGCGAACTGACCACTGGGGGTTCTGGTGACTCCTTTTTTATTTTATAATGACTTCAGTTGAAACAAACAACCTAATTATGCCTCGCACTCAAATGACCGACGATCAAATCCTTAACGATCTTAAAAGCACTTTCGGCACAGAATTTGTTGCTGCTGATGTTCGTGGGTATTGTGCCTCTAAAAATGTTTCTTATCAAACTGTAACGAAGCGTCTTGAATCGTTTAAGGTTGGTCGTGGAAAATGGAATCTTGAAGTGACCCAACAGAAAGTAGAAGAAATCGAACGTACTTTCCAAGCTCCTGCTGTGATTCCTCCTGTAGAACAAACACTCATTCCTGAAAAAGATGATACCTTTGTCAAGTTTGGTAACTTTAATGATATTAAGAAGATTATTCAGTCCCGTCTTTTTTATCCTACGTTCATTACGGGTCTTTCGGGTAATGGTAAAACGTTTAGTGTTGAGCAAGCGTGTGCTCAACTTAATCGTGAACTGATTCGTGTCAACATCACGATTGAGACCGACGAAGATGACCTGATTGGCGGTTTTCGTCTGGTAAATGGTGAAACTGCCTGGCATAATGGCCCAGTAATTGAAGCATTGGAACGTGGTGCAATTCTTTTGTTGGATGAGATTGACCTTGCTTCTAATAAAATCCTGTGTCTTCAGTCTGTCCTTGAAGGTAAGGGTGTCTTCCTGAAAAAGATTGGTCGTTTTGTGAAACCTGCTGCTGGGTTTAATGTGGTTGCTACTGCTAACACTAAAGGAAAAGGTTCGGACGACGGTCGATTTATCGGCACTAATGTGCTCAATGAAGCATTCCTTGAAAGGTTTCCCGTAACCTTTGAGCAATCATATCCCGCTCCTTCTGTTGAACAAAAGATTCTTGAGGGTATTGCTCTGGATCTTGGTGTGGAAGATCGTGACTTCTGCAAGCGTCTGGTTGATTGGGCAGATGTGATCCGTAAGACGTTTTATGATGGAGGTATTGAGGAAATCATCAGCACCCGTCGTCTGGTTCACATCATTCGTGCTTTTAATATTTTTGGTGATAAAGCAAAGGCAATTCAAGTTTGCGTCAATCGTTTTGATGACGAGACCAAGCAATCTTTCTTGGAACTCTACGATAAAATTGATGTTAATTTTGAACTTCCCAAAGAGGAAAAATCTGAACTTGACCAACCCGCTCCGTTCTGATAGAATATGAGGAGGTAAATGTGCCTCCTCTTTTTGTTTTTTACTATGAAATCTATGTCCGAAAACTTTGAAACTCTTTACGAACATTCTTTTAACGACAACCCAACTTTTGTTAATTCTGGATTAACTGGTGGGGGATATAATGATTTTGAATTTTCTTTTGCTGGACCTGATACATTGAATATTGGAACTCCTGTTTCTAAGAATGAAGCAGATAAAATTTTATTTTCGTCTTCCAGTGTTGTGAATGGGTTTGGTAGTAATCATATTACTCTTAATCTCCCGTCTGGTTCAAATCTTCCATATCCTTATAATACTAAAGACCAGGAAAATACGAATAAAAACGGTTTCTGGAAGTATGAAGAAGACAAAACCTTTAAGGCAGTAGAAGATTATATTTCAAGCACTTACCATTCTCACTACACTTCCGAAACATCTAAAACTCAAACTCTTGATTTAATTGAGAGTATTGGTGATGCAGAAGCATTCACTCGTTCCAATGCTATCAAGTATCTCTCTCGTTTTGGTAAGAAGAATGGTAAGTCAAAGCAAGATATTTTGAAGGCAATTCACTATTGTATTCTTCTTTACCATTTTGCTGGACTTCATAAAAACACCACTAACACTTACAACTATTGATTATGAAACTTTCTGATAAAACTCTTTCTATTCTCAAGAATTTTTCCTCTATTAATCAGAGTATTCTTTTTAAGAAAGGAAATCAATTGCGTAGTATTAGTGTAATGAAAAATATTCTTGCCGAAGCAGTTCTTGACGAAGAGTTCCCCAAAGATTTTGCAATTTATGAACTTTCTCAATTTCTTAATGGTTTGAGCTTACATAAACAACCAGAACTAGATTTTGGTAATGATGGATATGTGCTTATCAAAGAAGGAAAATCCCGTTCTAAGTATTTCTTTGCTGATTCAAGTGTAATTGTCACCCCCCCAGATAAATCTATCAATCTTCCAAGTGAGGATGTTTGCTTTGAACTGAGTACTGAGCAACTGGATAAGATTCTAAAAGCGGCGGCTGTCTATCAACTTCCCGATATTTCTGCTGTCGGTGAAGCCGGTGTTGTGAAACTGGTTGTTCGTGATAAAAAGAACGATACATCAAACGACTTTTCGATTGTTGTTGGTGAAACGAACTCTGAGTTTGTTTTTAACTTCAAGGTAGAAAATATTAAGATTCTTCCTGGAACTTATGAAGTCGTTGTATCACAAAAACTTTTGTCACGATTCACTTCTAAGAATCACGATTTAACATATTGGATTGCATTAGAACCTGATTCGACTTTTGGATGAATATCTTCGTTACAAATCAATTTCCTGCCGAAAGTGCTATTTGCCTTCCCGATAAGCACATTGTTAAAATGCCACTTGAATGTTGCCAGATGTTATCTATTGTGGCATCCAAGTGGTATCACAACTATGGTCCAGTTCATAAAGCAGACGGCACTCCCTACAAAACTGAAAAAGGTGCATTTCGAAATCACCCCTGTACTCAGTGGGCAGCAAAAACAATCGATAATGCTTATTGGTTAATTAAGTGGGGAATGAATCTTTGTGATGAATATTCCGTTCGTTACGGTAAGACTCATTCGTGCTATAATACTCTTTTGGAAGCATATTATTTGTTTCCAAAAGGAAAATTGACAAATGTAACTCCATTTGCTCGTGCTATGCCCGATGAATGGAAATATGATAATACTATTGATACATTTGAGGCATACAAAAGATACATTGCATCCAAACCTTGGGTTGCCGATAATTATCTCCGTATGCCCTAACGCAAACCTTCTTGGGTCTAAATTATGACAAGTGATTTTCTTTTTGTGGAGAAATACCGTCCGCAAGTAATTGATGATTGTATTCTTCCCGATGAAACTAAAAAAACATTTAAGGAGTTCGTAGCAAAGGGTGAGATTCCAAATCTTCTTCTTGCTGGACCTCCTGGTATTGGTAAAACAACCATTGCAAAAGCACTATGTAAAGAATTAGGAGCAGACTTTTATGTCATCAATGGATCTGACGAAGGACGTTTCTTGGATACTGTCAGGAACCAAGCGAAGAACTTTGCTTCGACCGTTTCACTTACGGGATCTTCTAAACACAAAGTCATCATTGTGGATGAGAGTGACAACACAACCGCAGATGTTCAACTCCTACTACGGGCGAATATTGAGGCATTTTATAACAACTGCCGATTCATCTTCACCTGCAACTACAAAAATAAAATCATCGAACCTCTTCACTCCCGATGTGCCGTCATTGATTTTACTATCAAAGGAAAGCAAAAGGCACAACTTGCAGGAGCATTCTTCAAGAGACTTCAAACAATTTTGGATCAAGAAAAGATTGAGTATGATCCAAAAGTTCTTGCGGAGTTGGTATCAAAACACTTTCCAGATTTCCGTAGAGTCCTCAACGAATGTCAAAGATATTCTGCGGGAGGAAAAATTGACTCGGGCATTCTTGCATCTTTCTCAGACATCTCTGTAAATGAACTTCTTAAAAATCTCAAGGAAAAGAACTTCACTGAAGTACGTAAATGGGTTGTGTCCAATCTCGATAATGACAGTGGTGTTATTCTTCGTAGGGTTTATGATGCACTTTACGACTCAGTTGTTCCCGGTTCTATTCCTGCTGCTGTTCTTATTATTGCTAAGTATCAATATCAGATTTCCTTTGTTGCAGATCAAGAAATTAATCTTTTGGCGGCACTAACTGAAATTATGTGTGAGGTTGAGTTTAAATGAGTGTAAAAACTTTTCCATTGAAAACTTGTCTCCGTTATCCTGGTGGGAAATCTAAAGCAACTAAAACTCTTGCACCTTGGTATCCTGAAACTTTTAAAGAATATCGTGAACCATTTATTGGTGGTGGATCTGTCGCATTTTACATAACTCAGGCATATCCAAATGTTCCTGTTTGGATTAATGACTTATACGTTCCTCTTTACAATTTTTGGATTCAACTTCGTGACAATGGAAATGAACTTTCTGAACGGTTGAAAGAAATCAAAAATAGAGTATCTGATTTTGCAACTCAAGATGAAAGAGATTCCTCACATAGAGAATTATTTGATAAACTCCGTGTAGATATTAATACTCAAGAGGGTCTTGAAAGAGCAGTAAGTTTTTTTATTCTGAATAAATGTAGTTTTTCTGGACTGACTGAAAACAGTACGTTTTCTCCAACTGCATCCCGTTCTAACTTTTCTTTTGTTGGTATTGAAAAACTGAAAGAATATTCAAAACTTATGAAAAATTGGAAGATTACAAATATTGATTACTCAGAAGTAATGAATGCTTCAGGAGAAGATGTCTTTGTATTTTTAGATCCACCTTATGATATTAAAGACTTTCTTTATGGAAAGGATAGAGAGATGCACAAATCATTTGATCATGAACTTTTTGCCCAAAATGTTTATAAGTGTTCTCATAAGTTTATGATTACATATAATGTAAATGAAAGACTTTTAGAATTGTATAAGGATTATTATCTTCGTGAGTGGAAACTGCGTTATTCTATGGCACATAGGGGAGAGAAGGGAACTAATGAAAATGTAAAAACAGAACTTTTAGTTACAAATTATCTTACAGAAAAAACTAATCCTTTGGAGATTGCTCTTTATGCCTGAACTTAAAGATTGGTTGAACTCTATTAACTTTACAAAAGAAAATTTATCGGAAAATATACAAGATTATCCTCCATATATTATTAATCGTTGTTTATCAGCTCACATTGATTGTGTAATGTATGCAAATGAAATGAATATCAATCATCATCTTGATAAGGATTTGCAATATTCGTTTTATCTAAATACTTTGAGGAAACGGAAGAGATTTTCTCCCTGGCTCCGAAAGGATAAAGTCACAGACTTAGAATGTATAAAGCAATACTATGGATATAGTAATGAAAAAGCATCACAAGCTCTGAAAATCTTAACAAAAGAACAAATTAAATTTATTAAACAACGACTTGACATTGGAGGAAAAAAATGACTACTACGGTAGAACCCGTTGTGAATTGGACACCAAATCAAATGGTGGAAATTACATTAAACGAACCTGATGATTTTCTAAAAGTGCGTGAGACTTTAACTCGTATTGGAGTTGCATCACGTAAAGAGAAAAAACTATATCAATCTTGCCATATTCTACACAAGCAAGGTAGATATTATCTTGTTCATTTTAAAGAATTGTTTGCTTTAGATGGTAAACACGCAAATCTTACTGTAAATGATGTTCAACGACGTAATCGTATTGTTCGTTTGCTTGTTGATTGGGGACTAATTGCCGTCGTTAAAGAAGATTGTGTTGCTGATATTGCACCATTGAATCAAATCAAAGTTCTTGCTTATAAGGATAAAGGTGATTGGATTTTGGAGCAGAAATATAATATTGGTAAGAAAGGAAAGGCAGCAGAAACCGAATAAAAAAGTGCGGGAAACAACATCCCGATTTTTTTATGTTCTTGTATAATTAGTATTGGATGCCGTAAGGATCCACAAAACACAAACTCGCTTTTAAAGGAGCTACCATAATGACTAACCTTGTAACCTCACGGTTTACACATGCGGATCTTCCTGCCTTGATGGATCGGATCACTCGCAATAGTATTGGGATGGACGAGTATTTTGATCGTCTATTTAATCTTCATGAAACTACCTCCAATTATCCACCTTATAATCTTGTTCAGGTAAGTAATGTAGAGTCACGCCTAGAACTTGCACTTGCTGGATTTAAAAAGGAGGAAGTACATGTATACACAGAGTATGGAAAACTTTTTGTCGAAGGACAAAAAGAGGATAGAGAGTCTGATACCCACTACGTCCATAAGGGATTGGCTCAACGATCTTTCAAAAGGGCGTGGACTCTCTCCGACGATACGGAAGTACGAGATGTTACCTTTGATAACGGATTACTAACTATTACTTTAGGTAAGATTGTTCCTGAACACCACAGTCGTAAGGATTATTTATAAATAGAAACGAACCCAAATATCGTCGCTTAAAAGGAGTTACTGGCAAAATTCAGTTGACTCCTTCTTTTTTTATTGCTATAATATCTGCAGGTATGGAAAAAAAATGACTGTAAAACTTTTATTATTAAAGTCTGGAGAAGATATAGTTTCTGATGTTAAAGAACTTTCAGTTGAAGAAAGAACTGTTGGATATCTTCTCACCTCACCATATATTGTTAAAATTATCAATGGTAATATAACAAATGAAAGTGAAAGTCACCTGACAAAACAAGTATCTGTAACTTTTTATCCTTATATTCCTCTCTCCGAACAAAGAGAAATACCAATTCCATCTGATTGGGTTGTGACAATTGTAGAACCAATTTCTAAAATTATAGAAATGTATGACGAACGCATTTCTCAAAAAAATAAAAATGGAGTAAGAGATGATCAAACTATTATCACTAACGAATAATTTAATTTTAATTTGTCAAGTTGAAGAAGTTGGTGCTGATATCGGAGAACCAGATTGCAAACTTATTAATCCATTTGTGGTTAAAGGTGATCAAACATTAGAACCATTTCTTTGTGGTTATACAAAACAAAATACATTTATGATGAGTTCGGATAAGATTCTTACTCTTGCAGATCCAACACCAACCCTTCTTGAAAAATATGAGGACTTGATTAAAGAATGACCCAAAGCTTTTATACTAATGTTCAATTGATCGGAAACCAGTTTTTGGTTCGAGGAGTAGAAAACGGTAAAAGATTTGAAACAAGAGATGAGTTTTTTCCTACTCTCTTTGTAAAAACTAAAAAGGATTCTAAGTATAGAACATTAAGTGGCGAAGCAGTAGAACCAATTAATCCTGGAACTGTGAGGGATTGCCGTGAGTTTTATAAAAAGTACGATGAAGTTGATGGATTTCAAATATATGGAAATGATCGATATGTCTATCAATATATTTCAGAAAAATATCCAGAGGATGAAATCAAGTTTGATATCAGTAAAATCAAACTTGTAACTCTTGATATTGAGGTTGCATCTGAACAAGGGTTTCCTGATGTTGAATCTTGCTCGGAAGAAATT